AAGGGCGATACCGTTACCTGGGGCGGTTCTCTGTGGCATTGCGACGAGGATACCGACAGCAAACCCGGCGAGGGGAGCAGGTCGTGGACCCTGTGCGCGAAAAAAGGGCGTGACGCAAAATGATGTACATCACGCTGGCCCAGGCGAAAACGCAGTGCAGGGTAGACCACAACGACGAGGACACTGATATCATCCTGAAGGTGCAGCAGGCGTCGGCAATGGTGAAAAACTACCTGAAGGACGCATCGCCGTTTGAGCCTGTGCGGGATGATGACGATAACCCGATGTATGACAGCAACGATGAGTTGATCGACGACGTCGCCCTGGATGACGTGCGCTACGAGATCAAGGCGGCTACCGCGATACTTTTCCAGAAGCTTTACGACCGTACATTCGAATCAAAACCCGGCTACCTGCCGGATGAAGTGGTCGCGATCCTGTACCCGCTGCGTGATCCGGCGCTTGCATGAACCTGTCGGGCGGACTGCGGCACCGCGTTGATATCCAGCGCAGGGTAGAGACTCAGGACGCGACCACGGGCGAGAGCGTGGCCAGTTGGACAACCGTATACACGAGCGTGCCGGCCAAAATCGAGCCGCTGAGCGTGCGCGAATTCATGGCGGCGCAGGCTGCGCAGTCGGGCATTACTGCGCGGATCACAATTCGGTATCGGGCTGGCATGTCGGCCAGCATGCGCTTGGTGCACGGCTCGACAATCTACAACCCCGAGGGCTTTCTGCCGGACAAGGAGAGCGGGCAGGAATACCTGACGATACCCTGTTCCACCGGGGTCAATGACGGATAGGTGGGCGGGCCAGACGGTTGTCGTGATCGCCACCGGCCCGAGCCTGACACAGCAGGACTGCGATCTGGTCGAGCAGTCTGGCCTGAAAACGATTGCGGTGAACAACGCATGGCAGTACGCCCGATTCTGTGACGTGCTCTATGCCGGCGATCTGGCATGGTGGGTGCATTATTACAGCGCGGTGGACATACCCGCCGAAAAGTGGACGCTGAGCCAAAACGCCGCGCAAGTTTTTGAGATAAATCGGCACCAAAGCAAGCGGATAAAGGGCTACAACTCTGGCCTCCTGGCGATAGAAATGGCGATCCATTTCGGCGCCGCGACCGTGCTTATACTGGGATTCGATGCCTCGCTGGATGACGGCGTGCACGTCCACGGCCCGCATGTTGGGATTGCAAACCCGAACAAGGCCGGCGTGCAGCGGTGGCTGGGGTATTTCGAGGCATTGGCGAAAGACCATCACAACATCATCAACTGCTCGCGGAAGACAGCCATTACCTGTTTCCCGAGGCAGACACTGGAAGACGCGCTTTGCGAGCATGGCTAAACCTGCGATACACGCACAGGGAGCGCGCCAAGGCGTTCAGTCGCGGATTGCAGTCTCTCGGTTACAAAGTCTGCCAGGGTCCGACGCTGAAGCCACAGAAGGGCGACATTCTGGTCACGTGGAACAGGGTAGGAATCGGGCATTTATCCGCGCAGGCGTTTGAATCGTGCGGCCTGCCGGTTCTGGTGACTGAGAACGCATCCTGGGGCAATTCTTTTGCAGGCGACAGCTGGCTGACCATTGCCAGAAGCCAGCACAACACCGCCGGCAGGTTTCCGGTTGGCGACGATGCCAGATGGGATGATCTCGGTATTGAGCTGGCGCCGTGGCGCATCGGTGGCGAGACAGTGATTTTGCCTCAACGAGGGATAGGCTCACCGCCGACAGCGATGCCGCAGAAGTGGCTGGATAAGCTCAAGGTATCGGGCAGGATCAGGACGCATCCCGGCACGAAGCCAGCGATACCACTGGAGCAGGATCTGGCGAACTGCGGCCACGTTATTACATGGGGTAGCGGCGCCGCAATCAAGGCGCTGATGATGGGTATCCCGGTAACGTCCCACATGCCGAACTGGATTGGCGAGCAGGACAACACCGACGAGGGCAGGCTGGCCATGTTCAGGCGGCTGGCGTGGGCGCAGTGGCGGTATTCCGAGATCGAGAGTGGCGAGGCGTTTTCGAGGTTGCTCAATTGATTCTGTTCACCGGTCGCGGCACATCCGGCAGTTGGCAGGTGCGCGGTGTGCAGTTGGGCGAGGCGTGCGGGGCCGAGGTTAAACCCCGTGCGACCCCGAACGAATGCAAGGCCGCTGATTGCATTGTCGTTGTAAAGCGAGTGGCGCCCGATCTACTGCTAAACATCCGCGCATCCGGCCGCCCGTGGGTTCTGGATTTGGTTGATTTCTACCCGCAGCCATTGTGCACAGGATGGACCGAGCGCAAGGCGATCAAATGGGTCAAGGCCCAGATTGCTGAATTACAACCGACTGGCGTGATCTGGCCAAACCAGCGCATGCGCGAGGACTGCGACACGGGGTTACCGGGCATTGTGCTGTATCACCACTGCCGCCCTGATGCCGCGGTAAACCCGGTGCGGGATCAAGTGGCCGCAGTGGGTTACGAGGGCTCACCAAACTATATCGGCGAGTGGCTGGAGCCAATCAAAGCCCACTGCGCGCTGCGGGGGTGGCAGTTTGCCATCAACCCGCCGTCACTGGCCGACATGGACATTGTGATCGCCTGCCGGGGCAGGGACTACAACGGTTATGCGCAGAGCCACTGGAAGTCGAATGTAAAGCTGGCCAACGCGCACGGCACCGGTACGCCGTTCGTTGGGCCGAAGGAATGCGGCTACACCGAGACGCAGACCGGCATGGAGCACTGGCTGGAGTCTCCGAGGGATTTGGCCAACTGCCTGGACGGGCTGAACGAGCACTACCACCGCCAGCGGGTGAGCAGGGCGTTTCTCGCCAGCCGTTACACGGTGGACGATGCCGCGCGCGACCTGCGGCAGTTTTTGGGCACAATGAAATGAAGCCGCTACAGGATTTGCTCGACCGATCGGCAGTCGCGCAGGGTCGCACCCTGGTGGTGGGCAGCCAGATTTACAAGGACAAGATTGACCGCAGGAGCTTGTATGCCGATGCACTCGGACTCGACCTGAGTGCAGGCCATGGGGTGGATATCATCCACGACCTGGAAAAGCCGCTGCCCCATACGTTCGGAAAGTTCGACCATATCGACTGCGCATCCGTGCTCGAGCACGTCGCTCGGCCCTGGCTGTTTTGTGCCAACGTCATTGCGGTGATGAATCCCGGCGCCACGATATTGGTCAGCGTGCCATTCGCGTGGCGCATCCATGCCTACCCGTCCGATTACTGGCGCATGTCCATCGAGGCGCTGCCGATCCTGTTCCCTGGCATCCAGTGGATCCAAAGGCTGTATGCCTCAGAAACTGAAATCAGAAGCAAGCCGCAAAAGACAAAAATTGCGGGAAATACATTCATCGAGCGGACGGAGAGCATAGCCTTTGGCGTACTGGGGAATACTGGTAACGCCAGACACATCGCATAAAGCAAAGCGGCATTTGCGTGGCATGTACGATGCAGCGCTCGCCATAGGGCTGGATGTGGCACTGTTCGATGAATACAGCCCGTGCACCGTGTTGATGCTCTACGGACTGGGGGGTGAGGACAGATACCCGGCAGCGATGGCACACCGTCGCCAAGGCAAGAAATTTGTCACATGGGACCTGGGCTACTGGGACCGGATGACAACTCCGCGGACGTTCCGGTTTTCGATTAACGCCAACCACCCGAAAGAGGTGATGCGTGGTGACTGCCTCGGCCCGGGCCGGTTTGAGTCTGCGCAATTACGGATGGGCAATGTGTCCAATCCATCCGGCCCGATACTCCTGATAGGCAACGGTCAGAAGGCGGTGCAAACCGGCGCGCGGGGGTGGGCGCACAAAAAATCAGCAGAGTTGCGGCAGCGCTTTCCGGGCAAAAAGATTCTATACCGGCCAAAGCCTGGAAACCCAATAGAGAACGCCGTGGATTATGACGGGCTGAGTTACGGCCTGATCGACCAGGCGCTGGAGGGTGTTTCGCTGGTTGTCACCCGACACAGCAACGTGTCCGTCGATGCCTGCCGCCTTGGCGTGCCGGTGGTATGCGATG